CAGGGGTGGCGTATACAAGAACGGAGCAGTAGTCTGTCACCTAGACTACACTCATCCTGATGCCATCGAATTTGTCACTGCTTCCCGAGCCGACCTCGCCTGGGTTAAGCGGTGCCTGAACGTTGATGAGAACTTTCTCAAGTATGCCTCCGACGAACTGATTGATGCTACTATTGATGGTATCAAGAAGGGCGACATTTGGCTGAATAAGATTCGTTATGACGCTGAAGGAAATCGCATCCTTGGTAATGTTTGTTTGGAGGTGTATCTACCTAGTCGTGGTACCTGCCTTCTTCAGCATATCAATCTCGGAGCTTGCGGTATTGAGGACTTGGTTCCTGCATTTACTGAGGGTATGAACTCTCTGATCGACCTTCACGGTAAAACCGGTGTGGGTGATACGGGTGAGTACCTTCCCCCTGAGACTGATCGTCAGGTTGGTCTCGGTGTTCTTGGTCTGGCTAACTTCCTATGCCAGAACGGCGTAACGTATAAAGAGTTTGGAAACGCCCTTACCAAATTCCACTCTCATCAACCGGAGCATACTCCGGCTTACCTCCTTGTTTCTGAACTTGCAAAAGCCATTGAGATCGCAGCACAGATTGCACGCTTCGCTAAAATGGATCGTGCCTTTGCTATTGCGCCTACGGCTTCCTGCTCTTATAACAACGTCGATCTTCGTGGGTATACTACTGCCCCCGAGCTGGCCCCTCCTATCTCTCGTCACGTCGATAGGGATAGTGGGACTTTCGGAGTCCAGTCTTATGACTACCCGCCGAACATCGAGATTGCAGCTGAAGTAGGTTGGGATGCTTACAAGGAAGTTGTGGACGGTATCGTTCGTCTCTTCCAAAGCACGCTTCTCTTCCACGGATACAGCTTCAACAGTTGGTCTGACGTTGTTACCTACGACCGAGACTTTATCTATGAGTGGATGTATTCCCCTCAGACCAGCCTCTATTATTCCCTTCAGGTGATGCCCGATACTCAGGCCAAAGACGATGCACTGGCTGCCCTTGATGAGGACTTCCGTGATCTTTTTGGGTTTGAGGATGAGGTTGATCCTGACTGCGGCTGTCCCACCGTCAAACCAGAAAACGAACCCTGTATTCCCTGCGGAGAATGAGCCCAACCCTGTCGCCTTACGATCAAGTTATCAGCCGCAAACGCAAATGGACCCCTGTGGCGGTACAAAAGGGACAGGTGGTAGAGGGGGCCGAGGACGCACTCAAACGCGCCCTTGGTCTTCGCCACCTGGAATTGCCTGTGCGTGAGTTTCTCCAACAAGCCCTCGATAAGGATCTACCCCAAACCCCCGGTGTAAGGGAAGCCCTCCTTTCAAATCAGAAAGATGAAGAGAATCACGACCTGGCATTGAATTATGTGATTGATGCTCATGGTGCAGACATGAAGCATGAAGACGAGGCCAAGCACATCCTTCGGGCATGGCTTGACGCGCCTGAGCATCCGATACTCAAAGCAGCTATTCTGGAGCGCAGTGTCTTCTTCGTCATCCTTCCTTTCTTCCGATTCAATGGAGACATCGGAATCCGCACCACAGCAGCAGACATCAGCCGCGACGAACAAACCCACGTCGCAATCCACTCGATGGTCTGCTCCGAGCTGGGTCTCAAGTCCACATCAAGCCTCAATCGCTTACGTCGAGCGACTGTGGGATGGGTAGTTGATGGATTGAAATCAACTACCAATAAATATCTTGATAAAGACTTCTGGTTAAATCAGTCTGATTCCCTTTACGAAAAAGGTAAAGCACCTGGACTGAAAGATACCCAACGCGCTCGGATGCCCGCCTTCTTTGAGGCGGCAAATACCGATCTTCCACAGTATGGTTAATCCATGGCTTACCTTGATGAGGATCCCCTTCCCCTTACGCACGTAGTAGGGGGTAGGGTTGATTTACTTCGGCTCATTGATGAGCTTGAAGAAATGTATCCTGATCGGTTTCCTGATTGCAATATAACAGAACGGGAACTTGCTTTCCAAGCTGGTGCTATTGCTGTCATCAAACACCTTAAAAACAAAACCTCAAGAGATTAAGATCATGTGTCTTGCTCCTCGGCCAGCTCCGGCCCCTCCCCCGCCTCCCCCCGCACCTGCTCCGCCTCCGGCACCCCCGCCGCCGCCTCCGGCTCCTGTGAGTGCTGGTGAAAAGGTTAGTACCATCAAGACTGCTGCTAGCATGAAGAGTGCTCGTCAGCGTGCTGCTGGCGCTGCTGGCTTTGCCGCCCCTAGCCCCACCCCTACCCTTGGAACCATCAGCGGCCAAGCAACTGGCCTCAACATTCCTGGTACTTAATTAAATGGAAAATCAGTCTGCTGCTAGCCGTTACGCTCGCTTGGCAAGTGACAGAACGATCTTCCTTGATACTGCTCGGGAGTGTGCCAGGCTTAGTTTGCCCTATCTGCTTACGCCTACTGGTGTAATCAACGGGCAACACCTGCCCACTCCTTGGCAATCAATCGGTGCCAAAGGCGCGAACGTCATGGCCTCGAAGCTTATGCTTAGCCTGTTCCCTGTAACGGCTACGTTCTTTAAGCTTCAGATCAACGACGGTAAACTCGCCTCGGATCCCAATCTTGATGCTAGGATCAAATCAGAGATCGACCTGAGCCTCTCCAAAATGGAGCGGGTCATTATGCAACACGTTGCCGAATCACAGGATCGTGTGATCCTTCACCAGGCAATGAAGCATCTGATTGTAACCGGGAATGTCCTGGTATACATGGGTTCGAGTGGTGTTAAGCTTTACCCTCTTGACCGCTTTGTGGTCGTCCGTGATGGAGAGGGTCAGCCCACCGAGATCGTTACTGTTGAATCTATCAATCGTCAATTCCTTCCCGAACAATTCCAAAAACCTAAGTCTTCCGTTAATCGGGTAGATGATAATACCGCTACTCCTTCTGTGGATGTGACGGTAGGTGAGGATGAAGTTGCTGTTTATACGTGGGCTAAGCTCACTGATGGTCAGTGGCGGTGGCGTCAGGAAATCGACGGTGAAATCATCGAAGATAGCTACGGCAAATCTCCGAAGAATACAACCCCTTGGCTTCCCCTTCGATTTAACATCGTTGATGGAGAAGACTATGGACGTGGCCGCATTGAAGAATACCTTGGTGATCTGAAGTCCCTTGAGGGTCTGATGCAAGCCATGGTAGAAGGCTCTGCCGCTGCTTCTAAGGTTGTCTTCCTGGTGTCACCTTCTGCTACTGTCAAACCAAGCGTGTTGGCAAAAGCAGGAAACGGCGCTATCATTCAAGGTAGGCAGGAAGATGTGTCTGTGGTTCAAGTCCAAAAACAAGCGGACTTCTCCACGGCATACCAAATGATCACCCAGCTAACTCAACGGCTGAGTGAAGCCTTCCTAATTCTGACTGTTCGTCAGTCGGAACGCACCACCGCTGAAGAGATTCGTGCTACCCAGCAGGAACTCAATGAACAGCTTGGTGGTATTTATGGAAACCTGACTACAGAACTTCTTCGTCCCTATCTTCAGCGGAAGTTGTTTGTTCTTCAACGGTCTGGTGTCCTTCCCAAACTTCCCAAAGGAGTAGTCTTCCCGACTGTCATCGCAGGTATCGAAGGTATTGGCCGTGGTCAAGACCGTGAATCTTTGATGATGTTCCTTCAGACTATTTCTCAGGCTCTTGGTCCCGAAGCAATGATTCGGTTTATCAATCCAGAGGAAGCAATCAAACGGCTTGCTGCTGCTCAAGGTATTGATCCTATTCAGTTGATTAAGACTGCTCAGGAGCGTGAAACCGAAATGAAACAGCAACAAGCACAGGCAGCCCAGATGTCCTTGATGAACCAGGCAGGTCAGCTTGTTAAAGCTCCTGTGATGGATCCTGATAAGAACCCTGGTGTTACCGAAGCCCTTCAGAATACAGTCGATGGAATCGCAAGCTCCACTCAACCAGCCCCTCAATCCTGAGGATTTTGAATTACCCGAAGAAACTACTTCGCTTTCTCCGCGTCGTAAGCCTGCGGGCAAACCCGTTGTCAAAACCGATACAGCTCGCCCCCAAAAGAAACCAGTGATTATTCCTGGTCTTGGCGATGTTCGTCTCGTTATCCACTGATTCACCAACCATGCCTGAAATCATTTTTGACGCAACTGATCCTGATGTGACAGAAGCTCGCCTTGAAAACGAAGCGCGGCTTGTGGACATTGGTGATAAGCTGATGGCTGAAGAAGAAGCACGCGACCTCGATAAGTATGAACGGGCACGTGCTGCCGAAGAAGCTGAACTTCGTTATGCTGGTAAATTCAAATCCGCAGAAGATTTGGAAAAGGCATACAAGGAACTGGAAAAGAAACTGGGGCAGAAAGACGAAAGTACTCAAGAAGAGGGTGATGATACCCCAGAAGTGAGTGACTCTGAGGAAGAATCCGTTGAGAAGGTTTCCGACACTGCTAAGTTTATCCAAGAAGCTTCTGAGGAATACTTCAGCAATTCAAATCAACTGAAGCCTGATACGATTCAAAAGCTGAAAGAGCTTCCGTCTGAGCAACTGATTGATGCTTATCTGGAGCTGCAAAAGAATGCAACCGTTCAACAACAAGAACTGTCTGACAGTGATGCCAAAGCTATTCTTGCTTCTGTTGGTGGTGAGGCTGCATACAATGAAACCCTTGCTTGGGCCGCAGATAATCTGAAGCCCGAAGAAGTAGCTGCGTTTGATAACGTGGTTAATAGTGGTAATAAGGATGCAATCTTCTTTGCAGTTCAAGCCTTGAATCAACGCTACATGGATGCTGTTGGATTTGAAGGCAAGCGGGTATCTGGTAAGTCGGTTAAGAACGCCGCTAAAGGATTCCGCAGTCAAGCCGAATTGGCACGTGCCATCTCTGATCCTCGTTATCGGGATGATCCTGCCTATCGGATTGACATTGAACAACGTTTGGCTGCAAGTGGCGATCTGATCTAACAGATTGTGGGGACTGCAATGTCCCCCTGCCTATTGAGGATGGGATAACCTCGTTAAAAACCCAGTCATGACTGGAGTGGGCCCGCTGCGGCGGATACCCCATGACGGACAACCCCTAAATATAACTGAATACTTTTCGCGCGATAACTCCTTCATGAAGGGAACTGATTAACTTTTTTCATTCCCAAAAACAATGACTGCAACTCTTACTCAACTTGGTCAGTCTAATAAGGCTGGCGATAAGAAGGCTCTGTTTCTGAAGCTCTTCACCGGTGAGGTCTATGAGGCCTTCCGTAACGCTACCATTGCTAAGGGTCTGGTGATGAACCGCACCCTGCGTAACGGCAAGGAAGCTCAATTCATCCACACCGGTCGTGTGACTGCCGGTTTCCATACCCCTGGCACTGCCATCCTGGGTAGCGGCAACCCCCCTGTGGCTGAGACCACCATCGCAATGGATGACCTGCTGGTTGCCTCTGCGTTCGTGTATGATCTGGACGAAACCCTCGCCCA